AACCAGGACCTTACCACTGACGCGACCCCACTGTTTAGCAAGATATACCTTTCCTCGGTTGGCAATTACGGGATGGAAGTAACCAGCTTTGCCGCAGGGGACTTTAGAACACGAATTCTGGGCTTTGACGGATTCTCGTTCAAGGAGATGCGCACAGGCGTTGAGCGCGTGACGATAGCGAAGGGCGGAACTGTAGGGATTAACATAACTACGCCAGCGGTTACTAGTGGAAAAGGATTACAAATAGGCGGCAAGTTCATTAGATTGGACACATCCAACACGCCTGCAAGCGCCGGAGCATCCGGCCTGGTAGGGGAAATCTGTTGGGACAGTTCCTATTTGTATGTGTGCATTGCTACAGATACGTGGCAGCGTGTGGCTCACGCAACATGGTAATAGAAAATGACTAGAATTTGGCAGTCGGGAGACTTTTGGTACTTCGACCTGGACGGCGGTGTCCGGGCCTTTGATTCAGAAATGGAGGCGGGAATTGTGGCTAGCAAAACTAAATTTGTACAGGCTCTACTTGTTCACGCTACAGCGTTATCAACAGCGGGCGCAGGGCTGGATGATCTAAGAGAGGTTTACCTAGACCGGGATTATGGAACAACCAATCTCATTGGGGAAGAAGACGTTGCGCCCCTGGGCTTGACCGTCGCGCAGGTCGAAGCGCTGGTCGCTATCATTCCAGGCTTCTTGATATACGTCAACGAGACCACGGTGAGGGAAGCCCTCAATAGCGCGAGGACCGACGTATAGTGTACCCCAGGGGTACAAAGGAATAGACGTGATCAAGCTGGATTTAACAACGTGGGAACGTCTCACGCTCAAGGTAACAATTGAGAGCATACCGGGACGGTTTCCGGTGGGGCATATTAGAGCGAGCATTGCCCTGGCAGATATTTTGGAGTTTTCTTTAGAGGAACAAGATCAGGCAGGTTTTGTCAAATTACCCAACGGGTCTCTACAATTCCCAGACATCTCCACCGAATGGTCCCTGGAATTGCCCAAAGGAGCTGTGTTGAAAATTTTCCCCATTGTCTTTGAGATGGGCTTTGAGATGAACAGGCGCGGACTTGCGCTGGCTGATAAACTGCAGCAGATTCTTGACGAACTAAAACAGGAGGCGTAACGATGAGCGACAACAAGTTGAGAAATTCCTCATTCGAGGGCAGTTGGTTCCACCCGGTGATGGACGGCGCTCCAATTCAAGAGTTCCAGATTCCCGACCATTGGGAGTTCTGGTGGACGGAAAAGGGCACAAGGACGCCGGGGGCCTGGTATGCCCGACCGGGTAGCACACTAATGGTTGGGCCAGCCCTGGACAACCCATACGATCAAGCGGACCACTCGCGTTTCGTTCGTCCAGAGGTGCGCATTATGTTGCGCTCTCAGGTCCCCGACTGGGAAGAAGAAGATTTTGGAATGGAAGGGGACCATCTACTCAAGTCATTCAAGGGCAGCGGTAGCGTCTGGTTCAAGTTCATTCAGGTTGTCGCCGCTTTGCCAGCAGGGGAGTACAAACTCAAAATTCAGGTGTATCCCGATGCGTACAAGTGGGATTCTGCAAACACGTGCAAAGTGTTTGGCTCTGACCCCAATACCGTCCTGGTCAGGTTTGAGGAAGGCGGGCAGTTCCAGAGTGCCAACGCTGCCCCTGACGCCGTGGATAGGTTGCGAATCATTGAGCACCGGTTCACTCACGCCGGCGGTGATTACACGGCCCACGTGGAGTTCATGATGCCCTTTGCGATGGACAACAACGGCGTGTTCTTTGACCAGTGGGAACTGGTAGCCGTGGGTGAGCCTGAGCCGCCGCCCGACGTTCCTGTCCTCTACGGCAGCCGCCTGGGAACGCATAGCATAGCCGTGGCGTCCGAGTACGGCGACACGCTGGCCCTGTTGCGCTCCTGGAAAGCGCAGGGCGGACAGCCGTCCGTCATCAAGGCCGTGAGCGACTTTGGCTGGCTGGCCGAGGTGCGGGAGATATTCCCCGACGTGCCCATCATCGGGCGCGTGACCTCGCCCATCGAGGGAGCGCAGGGGGTAGAGGACCCCAACGCAAACCTGGAAGCGATGGCCAAGGCCTTGATGGACTTGATTACCGACCAGCCCAATTCGGTCAAGGCTCGCGTGGATTATTGGGAGCCGGTCAACGAGCCAGACCCGCCAGGCGACTTTGGCTACGCCCAACTGGCCCGCTTGATGATCCACTGCATGGACATCGCCAACCGCGCCGGCCTCAAGCTGGCCTTGTTCAGCTTCAACGCAGGGACCCCTGAATGGTCCGAGATGGTGGAAATATGCAACACCAACGTCTTTCAAGTGGCAAACGCGGGCGGTCATATCCTGGCGCTGCACGAGGGCGTCTTTGGCGACCAGCCCATTAACCAGGACTGGGGCGACTTGATACCAGGCTCCCCCGTCGTCCCCGGAGCCGGTGCGCTTTGTTTCCGTTACCGTTACCTCTACCATCTCCTGGCCCAGCGGGATGAAGTTATACCCCTCGTCGTCTCGGAGTTCCGTACCCACGGTAACACCCACCCCAAGAGCACCGCCGAGATCGTGGAGCGCATGGCCTGGTATGACGAGCGCGCCCGTGCCGACGCCCACTTTCTGGGCTTTACCCCTTTTACCCTGGGGGCACGCGATCAGTGGTTCCCATCGCACGATTACGGCAGAGATTACCCGGCGCTCACAGAGTACGCCGTGAGCGTTGAGGATGTCCCCCCTGTAGTGGATCCGCCGACGCCGCCAGTGGAGCCAGGGCGCGGCCAGCCCCGTGAACAATACGAGCGGGCCTATGTCTTACTCCCCCCCGACGCCGGGCATGAACTGGCCGGCGAGATCGTCAGGCGATACTTTGACTCCACCCGTCCTACTATTGGCGCTAGTGCTGATGATGCCGGTCTCGGAAATCTCGATGTCCGTGCCGTGATAGCCGTGCAGCCCCAGGGCTGGGGCGATGGGCTGGAAGAGTTCTATGAGCAGTTTTACCCAGGCGTGCAATATCTCCCCGCCGAAGGTGACAACGAATACCAACTAATGGGGCGCATCCTGGCCTCGCTACTACGGGCGCGCGGCGTGCGCCTGACCTACCCGACCACGCACCAGCCCCCCGTCGTCACCAGCGAGTTTGGGGTTGACCGTGATACCTACTTTCACAACGGGCTGGACTTGCGCGCAAGCTGGGCCAAGTATCAAGACAAGGTTCTGGCGGCCCATGAGGGGCGCGTCATCCACGCGGGCCATGACCCCGCTGAAGACTGGTTCGGCCATCAGGTCAAAATGATTTGCCCTCTCCCCGATGGAAGCGAAATGCAAATCAGGTACGCCCACCTCGTAGCCGATAGCGCGATGGTCGGAGTGGGTGATGTTGTTTCCAGAGGCCATCCCATTGGTCTCCCGGACAACACCGGCAACTCAACCGGCGATCACTTGCACATTGACGTCAAGTTCGGCGCCGACTATGCCGACCCGGCCATACTCATTGACTGGGAAGACGACGAGGAACCGCTCCCCGATGTTGTGGCCTGCCTGGGACTGCACGACGACGCGGGCGGCGACTGGATGATCCGCAACGACGTCAAGGGTTGTTTGCTCGTTCACCGGGCAGTTCACGAGATGCCCGTCCCGATAGACATGATCCGCTTTGCCAACGCGGATATACAGGTCATTGCCCGGTGGGGCTACGACTATGCTGGTGGGGGGACCGTGCCGCCGCAGGCCCAGGAAGAGCAATGGATTCAGGTGATGGCCGCCAGTATCAACGGCTCGCGGGGGGTGTATTTGCACACCATCTTCAACGAGTGGAACAACCCCGCCGAATGGACGGGGGGATACCCCAACCCCAAAGAGATACTAACGCCGGGGCGCGCTCTGAATCTGTATCAGAGAGTGGCGGCGCTGGTGCGCCCTGATGTGCTACTAGCGCCGGGGCCGGTGGACCCCTTCAACGTGGTTGCCCAGGAATTCGGGCAACCGGCAGACCCGAAGGATTGGTTTGACGCGATGCACAACAGCGTCAGGAGAATTGACGCGATAGGGCTGCACGCCAAGACCCAGACAAACAACCCCGCCGAGTGCGCATCAAATGAAAAGTTCAGCGATGCGCCGCTCATTGGGCGCTATCTTCACTTGCGCACGTACCTTGACCAGTTGGCTTGGGTGAAGGCGTCCCTACGCGACCTGCCGGTATTCATCACCGAGGTCAACCCTCAGAGGATAGACAACGTGCGATTGGGGTGGATTCCAGACAACGCCGCTTGGGTGGCGGCTGCGGTGCAAGAGATAGGTCACTACAATTTAACTGGGGGGCCAATAATAAAGGGGGTGTGCTTTTATCGCTATGACTTAGCGGGCGACCAGAGCGGTTTTGGATTGCGGGATAAACCTGCCATCCTGGCCGAGATAGCCCGCCAGGCCAAAGCATAGGCGTACCCCAGGGGTATACAGTCTATGAACGGGAACATCAAGTTGGTCAGGGCCATTCATACCGGATTCGACCTGGAGGAGATGAGAACTCTATGTTATGAGATGGAAAAAGACTATGATGACTTCCCTGGAAAAGGGTTGATGGCTAAAGCGCGTGAGTTGGTTGAATGGAGTGAACGAGACGGGCAACTTGTGAAACTCGTGATGACTTGCGCCGCTCAACGTCCAAATATGTACTGGGACGAGGCCCTGGCAAGTCTTCCGCCCAAAGAAGTTCAATTGGCATTCCCTAAGCTCTCAGGTAGAACCAGTAGAAAGCTGCAAGGATGGCATATAGCACAGCTCACAGCCACGCTCAACCAGCTCAAAGCAGATTTCTTTAGATTCAGGGGGGTGATAGTGGCCCTGGTCGCGGCCAATATGGCACTTACAAGCTACCTTGTGGTAGCCAGCTTACTCAAATGAACCATTAGAGAGGAGATGTGAAAAATGGAACAGCAAGATATACTGACCAACATCGTTTTGGTACTCATCAGCACGTTTGGCCCTGTGCTCGCGGCTTACCTGGTTAACCTGGCGCGCCAGGCCAACCAACGGGCCAAGCGTGAGCACTGGTATGCGATGGTCTCAGGGTTCGCCCGCACCGCCGTCACGGCGGCAGAACAACTGGGCCTGAGCGGGCAGCTTGAGGAATTGGCGACGAGCAAGTTTGCCTACGCCTTGGGGCAACTGGAGACGATGCTCATAGCAAACGGCATTACTCTCGACGTGGATGTCCCCCTGGCCTATCTCAAGGCCATCATAGAGGCCGAGGTCAACCGGCTACCCCTAGAGATTGAGGTGTTGCAAATGGAGTGAAAAAGTGATATAATTCTCATGTCAACATTTTGACATCCTTGATTTCGCAAAGGGACTGGCCTCAGACCCCGGTCCCTTTGTGCTTTAAAAGCAAAGAGGCCGGACAATAATTGTCCGGCCCCTTTTCGGCAATTCCACGCTTGAGATTAGCCAAACACCACGTTAAACCAATCCCCGACGATTATCCCTGACTTGGGTTACTAGCCGGTCAAGGTTGCTTTTACTCCTTATCACACCGCCCGAACTCGTCACAATGCAGCTTTACCCAGTCCAGGGGGCAGGCCACGGTACTGCCTTCCTCGAAGCGATAACAGGTGACATCGTTCCAGCCCCAGACTGATGCTTCTGGGAAGCCGTGACGTGAGCACTCTGCCTCTTTTGTTGAAGAGATGGTCCCAGCGACGAGTATCAAGACAAGGAACGCGACCATGACAATGATAAAGAGAGAAAAGGCGATGTTGCCTTTTCGCTCCAGGAACCAATGCGTAATTTTGCCACGAGCAAACCATACTGTTTTCATAGTTCTCCTTTTGTACCCCAGGGGTACGCTTTAGCCCGCCGCCAGTGCGGCCAGCATCTCTTGGGTGAGGACCTTATGGCCCCCCTCGACGTTTACCAGGAGCTTTCCCTCGTCGCTGAGAAGCATCCCCAAGTCCAGGGCTTCCAGGCCCATGCGGATAACACCGATTTTTCGCAACTCAACCGGCCTGTCAGACTGGGATAGTTGCAGGCCCCCTAGAGCTTCATCCAATTTCCTGAGAACGCCCCAGGACGGCTCGCGCTGGGCGTTCTCGATGAGGGTAATGGTTCCCCGACTTACCCCCGACCGTCGCGCCAGTTCGTCCTGGCTCCACCCCTCAACCTTTCTCAAAGCCTTTATCTCTGCGCCCAGATCAGTATTAGTTTTCAGCATCTTCTTGCTCCTTCCCCGCCACAATGGCAACGTGGATGCGTTCTCTCAAGGCGTAAAGTTCAGGCCGGGGCATGTTGGCAAGTTGATTCATTGACCGGGGCTTGCCGATACCCAACTTTTCATCGCCAAGATAATATACGTCGCTCCTTTTTTCCCTCTTTTTCTCAATGATGCCAAAGTCCACCCCGGCACAGAACGTGTCGTGAATGAGGTCAACGCCGTGGTTGAAGATGATAGGGTAAACAACGCTATGCGCTGGCGCTCCAATGGTGTTAGCCACAACACGCGCCCGACACCGCCCCATTTTTGTGGGATCATCGCCTTCCAGCTTTTTCGCTTTTGCAATCTTGATGTTGAGCGCCAGCGCATGACGCCAGGCACGTCCACCGGTGTATCTAAGGCCGTCTCCATATCCACCAAATTCCTCACGGACCTGATTGATTGCCAGGATACCCGTTGCGACCGGTACATCATCTTGGCCGGGAATACCGGTGCGGCCTAACTTGAACCGCATGGCGTTTGTCCAGTTTGTTATCAGGTAGGCATGCGCACCTATATAAGTATGTTCAATGCCGCCCTTACCTTTCAATTCAATGGTCTTGGTGGCGGGGATAGCCGCGATGCTGTCAATTACCATGATGTCAACCAGTCCAGTCAATTCCCAAATCATCTCCAGGCCCTCCTTACCTGAGCCTGGCTTGATGAAATCAACATAGTCCCAGTCCCCGCCAGAATTTATCAAGCAGGTCTTGAAGTAGTCAATGAGCAACTTTTGCTCAAAGCCAAAGTACACCACGCGCTTTTTGCGGCGCGTGTTTTCTGCCACGCAGTTGATAGCCAGCGTGGTCTTTCCATGCTTGTCCTCGCCGTAGATTGGGTTGAGGGACCTGAACGCAGCGCCCCCCGCTTGCGTGGCCGCATCAACCCTGAGAGATCCCAAAGAGAATACTTCCAGGGGGACAAGGGTGGCCTCGTTCATCTTCTGGAAAATTGAGCGCGTGTATTTTCTGGCAAACTGCGCCATCTTTATCTCATAGGGCGTGAGTTCAGCCATTGTTCTTCACTGGGATAAAGGCGCGCTTCTCAGCACACCACTCAACCGCGTCCAACTCAACCGCCAGGGCGTCCAGGAAGGCGCGGCACTCTGCACCCGTTCCCCGGTGCAAAGCCCGCTCCTGACCAAGTGGGGGACCGAGCAGCGCCACTCCAAATTTATCCTCAATGTCACTGCCAGGTAATGGGGTAATCGTCCACCGTGCGCTCGTCTGAGCGTCTACCATAGACCCGTTCGTAAGTCTGATTATCATCGTCTCTCCTTCGCTGCGCGGCGAGACTCAAGGCCCCGCCGCGCAATCACTCAAAACCTACCGTGCCCCCGGAGGCACGTCATCGTCGCTCAACTGGCCCCGATTGAACTGCTCAGTCCCCGCTTCGATTTCTTTGGCAGTCTCAACGGTTTGCTCTGGTTTAGACTCCGGCTCCGGCTCTTGGTATTTCAAAATCGCTTTGACACCCGCATCAACCAATTGAAGGACATCAGCTTGGGCAGATGTCAAGCTCTCGTAGACCTCGCCCAAGATGCCCTTGAGCTTTCGGCCCCCTTCTTGGTCAATCGGAGTGGGGATAATATCCAACCGTTGGGCCAGCCCTGTCCAGATAGATTTGCCCACCCGCTTGTCTTGTTCCAGGGTTTCGGGCGGCGCGGGCGTTGCCTGGAAGTCGGCAAAGTCCTCAACGTCTTGGGTGTAAAATTCGCTGGCACTTGTACCCAGGAGCGTCGTCGCCACAAAGGCCCGCTTCTCAGCCATTTTCAGGACGGTGTTGACCTGACTGAACACGTCCTCATTGGGGATACGATATTGGACGTTGCTCATTTCCCAGGCGTCAAACATCTTGCCCGCTCGCGTTGGACGATTGATCTTGACGGCGGTCCCGCTCGCTATCGCATCTCTGAATGCCTGCCAATATGATTCTGGCTTGCTATATTTCCCCGACGTTTCTGCTTTGTCTATAGCAAAGGCGAACTCAGAAATTGTCCCCCCGCGCCGCTGACAAGTGTCAGGGTTGACACTGAGGGGCAGGTCGTGTTTAGCTACCCAGCGATAGCGGTACTTGGCTTCCCAGGAGTTGCAAGAGCCGTCAGCCGTGGCAATGGCAACACCGTTCTTGCTCAAGTAGCCCCGCGCCGTGTAATGAAACAACGGCTCCCCCTCATGGTCCGCGCCGGTCCAGTCCTCTATCTTGTGGATTATCTCCATTTCCACGGATAGGCCAAAGAAGGTAGTAATCTTTTCCGCACCCGCCTTGAATAGCGCAGGCTTGTTGACGCCAGGAATTACTCCATAGTCAACGCCCTCTTTGAGAATCCGCGCCATGAAACGCGCCTGATCCCGATAGCGTTCTATGGCCCGCTCTACCGACATAGCAGGCACAAGCCCGCCTGGGTTTTGGTCTACGACTTGTAAAGACTGTTCAGACATTTTAATCTCCCTCTAATAATTCAATCCGCGCATTGCCCCCGGTGTACCCCAGGGGTACGTTACAGTGCCCACCCAACAAACCGCTCGCGCGGCCAGGGATCGTCCATCCAATCCGTTTTGGGTAGTGGTGCGTTCAAGCATTCGCGCACCGTTAGCAAACCGTTCGGGGGATGATGGTGGGCTATCTTTCCCTTTTTGGTCAGCCAGCGAATGGCTTGCTTGTTGATATGGCGCTTCCGCTTCCAGGTGTCGTACCAGATCCAGCGTTTTACCTCAAGCGCCTGCGCAATTTGCAGCGTGACACGGGCGTCCTGGCCTACGTATCCCAGAACCTTGTCCTGGTCTGCCCGGCTCCCTGTCCACATCTCCACGGCCAGGACACCTGTCATGTCCTCTGTTTTCCGCTCTGCCAATTCCAGGCCCACGGCCAGGGCGGAAAGCCCTACCATAAAGCCTTTCTCTGCCAACATTTGGAAGGCGGGGTCATAGTGCTCCAGGGCCAGGTCGCGCAGGTTGTCAAAGATAACCGGGTCTTGACATTCGGCGGCCAGGACTCGAAAGTAAAAGCCCATAGAGTTGATGCCGATAATGCTATAACCGTCTTGCGCCGCGTCAATGAGATAGTTCGCCAGGTCACAAACCAGAGAGGGTGTCATTTTGTCAATGTGACGTCCGTCCAGACCAACCTCGCTAGCCCACAGCGCCGGTTCATCGTCGCCGCTTTTCATTGTCGCCGCGCAAGTCACGCCCAGGGCATAACTCCCGCTGCTGTCTTCTGGGGCGACCTTGAGAGTTTCGGTGTCAAAACTTACCCACTTCCGTTCCTGTTTTTCGTCCACGTTTCTCTCCTTTACCTAACGCCAATATTTACTGTCGGCTTTTGCCATCTGTCGGCAAGCGACACACATCGCCCGTCAAGTTCCCGCAAAGCATCGCTCAGGCTATAATACCAATCTACGCGAGCAACCAGGTCTCGACCAGAGCGACAATCAATCAATCGCGCGCAAATGGAAATCGAGCTATCGTCCGGGTCCGGCTCGCTGAAATTTTCCACGACGAGCTTTGTGTCCGGTCTGTTTTGAATGAGTAATGATATATTGCGCACGTTTCGCTCCTTTTGTACACTACCCAAAAACCAACTTCAAATACTCTGCCCAGTCCCCATCATCGGGGACCGTGCCCTTGCTCATACCTAACTGTGGAGCCACGTCCAGATACCAGGCGGCTATCTGGCCCGCGCCCTCGACGTCCATCAAATATGCCATTCCCCGCTCAAGCAATTCCGGGGTCCCCTGCCATCGTCCGTGACAGGCAGGGCATATCTGGCCTACGTTCTGCATTGTGAAGATAAGGTACTGCGCCGCCATCGGCACGGGCGCGCGATTCACAAAGACCTCGTGAATATCGAAGCTTTGTGAGACATCCCCCCCACAGAAAATGCAAGGGAGCCAGGAGCGCCCTTTGTGCAAGATGGTACGGTCCTGGCGGATCTGTCGGCGCAGGGCGTCCCGTATTTGGGCGTGCTGCTTGCGGATGTCCACAGGGCTTTTCCTCTAAAAAGGACAATACTGACTCAGTACACTGTCAGGGCAACCGAACTCGGCGGCCTCGTGTGGCTCATCATCAATGTCGCTGTCAAAGACAGCCTTGAAGCGAACGCCCCACAATTCGACGCTTGCCCGAAAGTGTGAGAACCGCCCATTGACCTTAACGCATTCCCAGGCCCATTTGGACTTGGTGGAAATGGCGGCAAGAGTCTCGCCCTCAACGTGAATTTGTGGAAGGTCTCCACTCCTCATATCCACGTTGAACCAGGGCGAACCAGAATCTTGTATTTCTCTCAACTGTCTGGCTAACTCTGCGACCTTTGGAATATCGTTTCTCATTTCACTCATCAAAGTCTCCTTACTTCAACTTGAGGCTGACACTCGGCGCGCCGCTCATGGAAAAGGGCACATCCAGGCCAGCCTCTTTGCACACGCCACGCCAGTCAGTTTGGGGGGGCATAAGGATTGCGGGGGTTGTGTGTGATTCAACAATGTGGACCGGCGCACTCGCGCCCGGTGTCTTATAATCATACCTCTTGCGCGCGTTGGAGAATGCAGCGCGCACATTCCCCACGGTCTGGGTTTTCTTCAAGGCCAACACCGTTGCCTTGATGCTTTCTTCCAGGGCGTCAAGCTCCAGCTTGCGCCTCTCCCAGTCCAGCATATCAGCCGCCAGCTTTGACAAGTTCGCTTTTTGATCCATTGGTTTTTTCTCCCTTGCGTACCCCTGGGGTACACCTATGCCTGGACCGCGCCCAGGCTATCTATATAGCAAGTCGGCTCAAGCCTGGGGAAGAAATGCACCCCGTCCCCCTGGCTCATTTTCATCCCGTTAGCCGCGACGATCTGGGCAACTTGCTCCCGGCTCATCCCTGGCTCGCCGCTCCCCCAGTATGCCGTCCAGTCAACGAGTTTCTTGCTACGCGGAGTAAACTGCGCAATGGCGACGATGGCGCAGGTCTGGCCGTTGGCGCTGAAAAAGCGCCCCACGGCAAGCAGGTGGTTCCCCGTCAAATAGAGCGGGGAACACGTAACATGTGTTTGTACCATCTCTCGGCGGGTGATTACGTCGGACATGATTTTTCTCCTTATGCCCCAGGTGCGCCGCGTGGCGTACCATAAAGATGTACTGAGAATTGTACCATAGTACCGTGGGCGTGTCAAGACATTCGTTCACGATACCTTGACCTGGGGGCCTGGTAATGGTATACTGAGGTCCACAGGTTACACTGACAAGCGCGCTAGAGTTCCCCGGACACCCCATCCATCTCTAGCGCGTTTGTTGTACCCCAGGGGTACGCTTAGACCCAACATGCGCAGGGGAATGCCTGGATTAGTCCTTCCCTCACCCATTCTACGGCCACGGATGGGTCCAACTTGCAGCCGGTTATCGTGGCCTTCGGGAAATACTCCCTGACCTGCGCCAGGTGGGCGCGCTGGACTTCTGGACTCTCTTGCGATTTGTGCGCCCTGAACTCGAATCCTGGCCGATTGGCGTTGGGATGTTGCTTTGAGTACCTGAGCAGGTCCACTGTGAAGCGACCATCCCCAAAACCCCAACCGTGAACCAGTTGGGCTAGTTTATCGTATGCCCGCCCATAGCCTGCTACAATTGGCCCCCATCGAATGACCGTTGAGGCCCCTTGCGCCCTGGCCCTGGACAAAAATACCAGCAAATCGCCTGGACTGTCCGCGCCAGGGGACCTCTCTGTCATTATCTCTTGGGGGTTGAGGCTAATCCCCACGTGCGCCCCCCTGAAATTCACCCCGCTAATGGCGCGCTTGGTAAGCCAGTAAGGGACCACGCCGGCCGCCAGCGTGGCGTCGGTGTATGCCTGCACCAGGCCTTGCAGCCCATACTCAGCGGCCACTCTATGAGGCCCCCGGTTTCCGAGAGATTCACAACCCTGGGAAGAACTGACTTCCCGCGCACTTTGCGCTTGCGGGCAATCTGTTGGGCATACTCACCCACGTTGAGCGCGATGCTGTTGGACGAGAACGGGACGCCCCGCAAGTAGCAAAAGTCGCATTGAACGGGGCAGACGCCCAGCGCGGGGTTGGCCTTGAAGAACCCCTTGCGCCCCTTGTCGTCCACCGGGCGCGTCCACTCGCCGCAGGTTGTACCTGCGCCCTTGATGAACTTGCCGATGAAGTTGACGCGCCGGGAGAGAAATAGAATCTCCCTTTTCGTGATGGCAGGGCTGGACATGGAAAACTGGCCCAGAGCTGCACCAACATCATGCCCTCAATGCTCGGAGTCAACGAATTGCCCGCCGCGATCAGAGACCCGTAGCCGCTCTTCCTCGCTGTGCGCTAGCCACAAATCAACTTGGAACTTGTCCAAGTCTACCGTCCCGGCTTCTGGCAATAATAGGCCGGCGTCGGCCACTACTCTTTTGATCCTCATCGTTTATTCCTTTGTACCCCTGGGGTACATTTCAAACGTCCAAAACCTCTGGCGGCCTGTTGCCGGGATGGGGGAAGCCAGCCGCTCTGGGTTCTCAAGTTTCCAGGCATAGCGGCCCCTGCTAAAATCTCCAAAGGAAAGCTCTGGCTCGCCAATCGTGATATTCCCTGAGAACTTGAGGTAAACAACGCCGTCCCCGACCGTTGGGCAACAGCTTATCAAGTCCACCTTCCCCAAGACTTTCCCCAGGGGAAGTTCGTAAATCCCTGCTTCCATCAAGGCAGACTTGAACGGTTCCTGGCTGACCAGATAGCGTTGGGATGGCGTCCATCTCTTGGCCGCGTGGATAGCCAGCGGTCCCCGGTAGGACGTATCCCATGAGCGGGTTTCCCAGGGTTTCGCCCCTATCACGACAAGAGACGCCCAGGGTTGCCAAAGCGAAATTGTCTTGACGCGCATCACCTGGGCCTGGAATTGTGTCTCAAGCCGAATCACTTCGCTGGCCGGTTCGGCGTACCAGGAGTCCCCTGTAAATCTGTGCCACAGACCTGAATTGGTCCGAGTGTAAAGATGCCCGTCAGTGAGCACTTCGTGTATGTCCTCAACATAGTTGATGTTCATTTACTACACCGTTTCTCCCTTCAATTTTTCCAACCGCTCAATCATTGCGCCAGTCACCCCGGCTAACGTTTCTCCAGGGGCCATCCCCACCGCCCGCCCCAGACAGTTCACATACCAGGTTCGCAGGTCGCCCCCGCTCTGATGATAACTGGTCAAATCGTACCCCTGGGGTACAGGGAACGAGGTGGCCTTGTAAGCAACCTGGGCCAACACCTTGTCCCTTCCCAGGAGGCCGGCTAAGTCCCCGTCGTAGGCCAGGAGCAATTGAGGGCAGTTCAAGAGCGCGGCCACGGCCTGGGGGGGAATGGTCTTGTTATTCCCCCCACAAGTCACTGGGTCTACTATCGTCCCCAGTTCCTGCAGGGCCAGGAGACGGTCTCGCTCACCCTCCACGAGCAAGGCCGGGAACCCAGAGCGCATATCATCAAGTCCATAGAGACAAGTAACGCCCCCGCGTGGTCCGCTGTACTTGTGGACTATCCCGCTCTCCCTGGGATACTCTCTGGGGGGAAGCAACCGAATCTTGATGCCCCACAGAATGCGGTCGGCAAACAGGGGGATGACCGCGCCCTTGCCCAAGAATATCTTGCCCCCGGTCAAGCCCCACCCTTCCGGGGCAATGAACCAGTTCTGGGGGTTCCACCCGATGCGCGCGCGCTTGATGGTTTCCTCGGTGAGGCCCCCGTCACGCAGGTAGGCCCTGGCAGGATTGTTGGGGTACTTGCTCATCATCTTCTCAGCCCAGGCCATAAAGCTGAGGCCCCGTTGTTGCCACAAGATAGGGGGGGGCTGCACGGCGGCGGGGGCCAGTCGGGGGTGTTGCTTCTGACGCCCGTTGACGGACACTTTCAATCGTTCACAGGCTTCGACAAAATTCAAGCCGTCCATCAGCCTGATATAGTCTATGGCGTCTCCCGACTCTCCGCACTGCCGACACCAGAACCGCCCCTTCCCGCTGTCGTGGTGAGGGTAAACGTTGAACCGGTCCCGACCGCCGCACCCTGGAAAGGGACAAGGCCCGCTCCACTGGCCGCCCTGGTAACTGGAAGATGTCTGGCTGAGAGCTGTGTCTTTCTCTATCAGCGCCAGGATGTCCACGTTTTCAACGCTCATGGCACACGCTCGTCCGGCTCGTCCTCTGGCGCTTCATCAACGTAGTCATGAGCAATGGCGTGCTCTAGCGCATTCAGAGCATAGGCCAATAGCCCGCGCCGTTTTTTCTTCCCGGCGCACCCCTCTACTATCTCGATGACCTGGTAAGGGGGGACCGCCCTGGAAATGCGATTCCACCGCTTGAGATCGCGGGCGCTTGAGAAATGCTCTATCCGCATGTGGCCTTTGCGTGAAATGTACGCCAGGACCCTTTTGCCCAGGTCGTCTTTGGGCGTCCATGCCATTTTGCGGCGCAGGGCGTCAGGGTGTTGTGTCCAGGTGATGGGCGTGCCGCAGACAGGACACACCGCCGTTGGGTATTCTATTGGTTCACGACAAGCCCCCCCATCGTCCGGGTGTATGCCTTCGCATATCCCGGCCCCCGCGCTCAAGTCCATTATTGTGCTCACAGGTTACTCCCTTGTACCCCAGGGGTACACTTTACGCCGTCACTCTTTCCATTGCCTCAGACCACACCTCAGAGGGTGCGGCCTCGATGCGGATAACAATGTCGCGCCCGCTGTCCCTTATCTCGGCGTCCAGTTCCCACTTCAAAATACCCCCCAGCACGCGGATCACCCGCTCCATGTCGTTGTCATTGTTGACGAGGGCGACCAGGACCCTGGCCCCATCCCTGGCGGTCCCCGTCCGTGCGGTCCCCGCCGCGTCGTGGCGAGGCGTGGTGTATTTACTCCTGAATTCTTCGAACGACAATGTTTTCACGTCTTTCAGGATTTGCCCCACGGCCTCAGCATCTTCCCTGGCCGCCGCCGCCTTGAGAGATGGCAACCCCGTCTTGGTGTTCGTGTAATTGTTCACCAGTGCGGTTGTGAGGTCCATGTCGTTAGCCGCAGCGAACAGTGACACGTTGGCAATGCCCTTGAGGATGCTTTTGTCGTTCCTGGTACAAGCCGCCAGGATAACCGCCTCGTCCACAAAGTCCTCGTGGGAAGTTAACCCCTGGGGCCAGCGCGTGGGGTCCACATACACGCACTGCGCCCAGGAACGAGTAGCGGCTACCCGCGCAACTAGCACGCGCAACGTGGCCGCCGCCGAATCCTGAGAACGAAAGCCGGCCGCCAGCATTTCCAGTTCGAGATGCGCAGCGCGCACCTTATCCTTTGCTTCTGGGGGGACTATCTGAGCTACTGCCTTTGCGGCCTCTTGGGTAATGATGTCTTGGAATTCACTCGGTTTCATTTCTCCTTTTCTCCATTATTGAGATTCAATGTCGTGTACGCCGGGTGATGCGGCGGGACGGCCCAGCCCTTTTGTGCTTTTCTCAGTTCCCATCTCTTGAACTTTGTTACTATGTCCAGCCCCCCCTCTTGAAGCGCCCGCAGGTAGCCTTTCCCGGCCACGAGCGGAATGGTGTTTTGATGTGGTGTGACCTCGGCCTCGATTGCCAGCCAGGCCCGCCATTCTACCAGGTAGATGTTATCTAGTCGGTCAAGCCGCCCGTGCCGACGAATGATGCCCAGGCCCAGGTAAGTTGCATAGCCCTCATTGGCACGCTCGGTCAACCCGTCACGTTGCTTGGTTTTGATTTCATCGAATGAAAAAGCCTTGCCGTAAGAGTGAACCACTTTCACTTCGACAAAGCAAGGTGCGCCGTGGGGACGAATAGCTTTCAGGTCGGGGCGTCCAGACTTGGGTAATACCACCTCGTAGCACTTTGGGCACTTTGTCCCATCGGTGACAACGCGCACGCGGAAGCTGTACCGTTTCAACATGTCGCGGATATGGTTCCTGACTTGTGTCTCTTTCACAGGTTCCCCTATGCCTGGACGATTGCCAGGCGGTAGTAATACTTTTCCCGGTAGACTTCAACGAGGTCCAGGGCCACGGTGCGCCCGCCGATGCGAGCCACGAACGCGCCAACCTTTACCGTCGCCCGTGCGTTGATGATGCCTTGGCGGCCCAGGCTGGCCCCCATCATGAGCATCATTATCATGATACCGAATTGTAAGACCAGCGTCAAGGTATTCATTTATTCTCCCTCATCTCAATTGTGCCAGCACTTCTAAAGTCTGCATATCAACTCGTCTACCATTTTCGCAGCCTTGCATTCTACGCTCTGTGCTCGCTTGTATCCCTCGCCGTCACCCTGCCCAGCAAAGTCTCGCTTGGCCTGTTGGCAATGATAGAGCGCGTTCTGGTATCCCGCTATAGCTTTTGCCAGGTCCCCGGTCTTTTCGTCGCATCGCGCCAGCACTAGCGCCGCTATGGCCTTGTTGATAGCCGGTCCGCCGCTGCGCCACAGCCCACGCGCTGCCCGCTCTAGTTGGTAACGCCCGTGTTGGTTGCCACTAGCGGCCAATAAAATCAAGGCGTTGGCCTCGCCTTGAGAATCGCGTAACCTTCTAGCCGTGCTAAACGTGGCTGTGGCTGTGCGCTCTAGGGCTGGCAAGTTCCCGTCGTTGTAGTAATCAAGCGCGCGAGTGAGACTCGCGCCAATTGTCACGTTGTCAGTTTTGATGTCTAGTGAGTTGAGCATGTCGTCACTCTCCAGGTTTCGCCAGGGTGGCGCGCATAAACTCGCAAGCCTTTGCCGGGTAGCAACGACTCTATGAACTTTTTGTATTCTGAGCTGCCAGGCCCGCCGTTGAGCAACACGCGCCGCTTCTGTCCAGAGAAGAGGGCTACTGCCGCCACTCGCCAGCCTGTTTGCTTTGCGCTGTCTAAATGTTCCCTCAAAGTTGAGATCGGTTCCCGTGGTGTGACGGCCACAAAGCCAAGCTTGTGAGCTATGACCTGTTGCTGTGTGTCTATCGTCAAGTTGAGCATTTTCTCACTCGCTGTGGGGTGTTGGGGTGTTGGGGTGTATCTACTAATGGGGTGTTTGGTCTAAAAACTAGCCCTTTTAACACCCCTGACACCCCTTACACCCCAATAAACACCCCTGTTATTACTCTGACACCCGTCTACACCCTACCCAGCAGGGCGTTAATCGCTCTTGCTCGTGGTCCAGACTTGCCATTAGGACCAAACACTTCCTTCAGGATCGCCGTTGTACTCAAGTTATTCTCTGCAAGCTCCAGCGCGTATGCTTCCTGGTTAGCGCTCAGTTTCGCAGTAGGCGTTACTTTGACTTTGACCGGTTCTACGTCAATTACTGGCGCCGAGTTGCTAGGCCCGCTTTGGCCCGTCAAAAGCGCCTCGATTTCCTGCCGTGATACAACCGGCGCTTTGAACTGGCACTTGCCGCGTCCTGGAATGATCGCTATGCCCACGCCTGGCGCGTCATCGGCCAAGTGTGCTGCGTCAGCGCAGAGCAACAGGTTGTTAGACTGTGCAGCGCCATTCATCTTGAAACCGATTCTCGTGCTCAACTGATTTTTTACGCCAGCCGGGATTTCTTTGGCCGTCCATCGCGTTCCGCTCAGGAGTAGCCAAAGCCCGAATTTCCGACCTCGATAGGCCACATTCTTTGCCGCCTGCGCCGCTTGCGCGTCGTCTTTTAGCAGACTGTTGGCCTCGTCCGCAATCAAGGCTATTGGCAACAGGGCTGACGAGTCCCCACGGACTTTGTTATAGGCGGTCAAGTTTTCCGGGTTATTGGCCTGCTTGAATAGCCTGGCGCGATTGTCCAGCTCTGCGTCCATTGCGTGGAATAATGGGGCAACCAGGTCAGGTTCATCAGCCATAGGCCATTTGAGCAAATCGCAATTTCGCCACGCGCCCAGGGTACTACCTTCCGCGTCGGCCATTGCCAGTTCAACGTTGCCGGCGAGTACAAACTGCGCTATGATCGCATGCAGCAGTGTAGACTTGCCGTAACCGCTTGCAGCGCCAATCCCCAGGTGGACCATTCTTTCCATACTAGCAGACAGGACTTCCCACTCGCCACAATCGCCAGGCGTCAGGCCCAGGATGATTTTGTCGAGCGATGCACCGCCCTGCTTTTGTAGCAAGTCAGCCAAGCCTACCGACTTGGGCCACACGATGGGGGCTTGTGTGGTATCCTCGCCTGTAGAGCCAAGCGTTCTTTTGTCGTGTAATGTTACATTCTCGTTGTAGGAGCGGGCCTGTTCGCTCTGGACGTGCAGCGCGCCCGCCGTGGTCAGAAGTTGCGCCTGCTCCCAACCAGGTGAACACATTACCTCGCCAGTGCCAAGTTTAACAGTCGCGCCAGCCGCCCGGTTCGCATCAAACACAGTCCACGCACCGTTGATTTTGGAAATTACGAGGGGGAACAAACCGCCTACAGGGGCAAGTGTCGCCGCCTTGCGCCAGCCGTAGAGCGTCAAAGTGGTAATCAGTCCTGCGCCTGCGCCCACGACCAGGGCTAGCACTGCCAGCCTGCTCAAAATGTAGACCGCAAAGTCGAACGGCGCGCGCTGCGCCCGGCTCTTTTCTGCGTTTAGCATTTTCAGCCGTTGCTCCTCTACTGATAGCGCCTGCGATGCGCGTTGCGCTGCCGTCAGCGGAACTGAGACGCCGCACTTATTGAACACTGAAAACGACAAAACCAGAATGACGCAAACCATGAATATTTGTGCATTGCCTAGAAACCGTGGTGCTCCTACTCGTCGCCTCATCTTGTTCACCTTTGCGTACCCCTGGGATACACTTGAAAATAATTGGTTTAGCTCTCTCTGTGCGCGGCTTCAATCCAGGCGTCCGCTAAACCGGTTACGGTTTCATCATTGCGTCGTTCGGTGTCGGGGTCGGCTTACCATTCCTCGATGGCCGGCACAATACTTGCGTGAACTTCAGTGTCGGCGTAAACTTCATCCCGGATCTGTTTGGCAAGACTGGCCACTTCAAGGGCGTCGGCAACGATCTCGGACGCCTGAAGTCGGGCCAGTGCGACATTGAGAGCATCACGGGCACTTCCATCGTGCTCTGCAATCCATCGGTCTAGCATATCGCTCAAAGTTTCGCCCTTCAAATACGTTTGTGTCATTGGTTTACCTCACCTATTGGTTGAGAACTATGTCCGTTTGACCGGGCTGCTTCCAGCCAGCGCCGGGCAGTGCGCGGTGCTATACCGGCCAGCGTGGTCAGTTCACTTGTCGTGAGACCGGCAGGTCGGTCAGTATCGGCCAAGAACGCGGCCTTGTCCGGCCATCGCAAAATAGAAGTGGCATGT